TTTTCGTGTGTGGCTTTGTGAGTGTCGATTTCGTTTCTCATATCAGTAATAGAATCACGAACGGTACGCAGGTCATGGGCAATTTGCTGAACAAGCAATGCCACTTCTGTTTCCTTATCTATGGTCTTTTGGGTAAAACCTTCAACCTTTTTAATTCCATCGTGAAGCGTATCTTCAACAGCCTGCAACCTAGTTGCTAACACCGCTACTTGGGTTGCAATATCCTTACTCATTGGTTTTTTCCCGCTTGGATTGAACAATTCTAGCTACGATGCCAGATACAAGCAACGCAGATATAACAACCGTCACGGCCAACAACAGCGCAATGCTGCTGTACAAAATGCTTAAGCTAAAAAACCCACCAACAATAAAAAACGATAAATCCTGAACGGTATCCCGCACCACTTTCCAAGTCAGAGTTTGCTTTGACCAGTCAGCCAGTTTCTTAGCCGCCCCCAACACAACAAGCAAGGCTAGCGCGTAATACCATGCACCACCAAACACCAACACTAGGCCAGAAAAGAACGCCCCCAGGAACGCATGGGAAAGCTGGTTGGATGCCCAGGCATACCAGTCATTACCTTGGTCATCTTGAAGCTCTAGGAAGCTAACAATGGTTTGGATGGGACTAGCCATAGCTACAACTCAAAGGCGGTTAAGAAAAAAGAATCCAGCTGCGCCTCGGTCATGCCAAATGCAGTTGCAAATAACGCCAACACTAATGGTTCATTGCGCGGAATAATGGTCATGGATTTTAACGTAAGCCGTGCGTTGTTAGCGTCAGTCGTGTGGAGCGTTGATAGCACCGCCTCAATTCCAGCTGGAATAGTTTTGTTTTCTAAAAAGGCGGCCGCTGTCGCATAATCCATCAATCCGCCATTGGCCGCAGCTAATGAAAATTGGCGCATGGTCAATGTAACATAAGATGGATTAAACGCCTCTGGCACAAAATTTGGCTGATATGCCAAAACGTCATCAATAGTGGTAAGCGCATTTAAGTCGGCCTCGACCTGTTCTTGTACAATGCCACGAAGCTGGTGAACCCATTGCAGGTTAGGTTGCGCGTATTTATGGCCGTCGGCCATGTTAGCAAACTCTTTCGCCACTAGGTCACTGTGCTGCAACAATGCCAGTTTGTCTTCTAGCACCGCACCCAATTTGTCCGCCCGCGCCTGCTCCACCGTGGTTTTGGTAAACACACGCTCTGGTAAAACTTTTTCCCGCAATGAATGGCCTTCTGGCAAGAATGGCAACGTGATTGTAACGGCAGGATTAATGTGGGTTTTACCATTGCGAATATCGTATGCTTCTTGTTCAGTGATAGATACCAAGCCTTCTGGCCAACTTGGTAAACCAATGGCTTCACCATTCATGTCATCGTAAATGTTGTTTTCTGAATCTTTCCACAGCCCCATAATTGTCTCCTTATCCTAATTCTGCCCAGTTCGATATTCCAGTTGCCGCCGTAACAACATAAGTTAGCCCTGGCGGAACTAAAAATGAAACTGGCATATATTGACCATTGGTTTGGTTGTGTATTGTTACCCCTCCAACCACAATAGTACTTCCCGATGTTGCGTTCATGTTCACATAAACAAGACGATAATTACCTGTAGTGTTTGTATATGTTGTTCCGCTGGTTCGTGCTGGGTTTGTCCAAACTGCGCCAGGGTTTGCGACAGTTAATGGATTTATGACCGTCAACCCTTGATGCGCGATGCCATAGCCCTGAATAGATGATGGCGCGGTGGCATAGGTGCCAGCGGTCGCTTGCGTGCTTGTAAGAATACCAACTAGTTTATATGGAACACCCGTGCGAGCAGTGGTGCTGTACCAAGTGTTTGCACTGTTACTGCTGGCACTTAAGGCGGTGGTAGTTATAATACCTTCGCTGGCCAGAGAGCCTAATGATGTGACGTTGTTAATGGCGTATTCAACCGTGCCAGCGTTGTTGATTGCTGCCAGGGCTAGGGTTGCAGCAACCCCGTTTGTCGTCCCCAAGGTTGCCCCGCTAGGGACGGTCAATGATAAAGCCGTGCTAACCATCAGATTGGTGATAGAACCACTGCCCGCCGTTGCGCTTCTAAAAGTAATCGGCGTGGGTTGCAGTGTCGCTGTCAAAGCGTTTGCTGCTACCGTGCCGCCGACCTGAAATGATTGCGGGTATAGGTCTGCTTTGGATATATCTTGTTTGTTAGCCGTGGCATTAGTGTTGTTGCCTAATACGGTAAAGGCTGTGCTTTGGGACATTTTTGTTGGTGTGACAGCATTGTCTGCAATCTTGGTGGTTCCTACATGCCCGTCAATTGGCACGGTGTCAAACGTAATGGGAGTTGTGCCAAGCGTCCCACCCTGCGTCACCAAACTGATGTACACATGGTTTTTTCGCGCACTTCCTTCTGTTATAGTGCAAAGCATTCCAACAAAGGACGACCAGGTGTTCGCGTCAGATGCCCGCGCCCATGCTCCGCTGGCCATAATGTAAATACCGTTTTCTGCTGAATTGGTTTGCCCACGCACAAAAATCCTATCACCCGCCGCGCCAACAACACCATCAATCGTTTGCAAACCCGATAGCGTAACATTGCCAGCAGTGGCCAAACGTGCGACACGTCCTGTTCCACCATTGGCCGCCTGTGCCGCTGCTGCTGCCGCTGATGCCGTGGCCGCTGATGCCGCTGCCGCTGTTGCATTGGCCGCCGCATTAGAAATATCACCTACGGATGGCCCTTCCTTAAATGATCCACTCGTTGCACCGCCAACAATTGTAAAATTCTCATCAATAGATTCAGTAATTACCGAATTTGGAATGTTCAAAGTTTCATCATATTTCAATGCTTTAGATACATCACGGGTAAGCCGTTGCGTCATCCGCACTAAATTGTCAAGTTCAGCATTGACAGTTGCTGCTTGGAATGCACCTTGCTGGGAAAAGTCACTTGTCCGCTGGCTAGGGGTGTCTAGCAACAAAGTATAAATATCGCCAGCAAGGGCTGGTAATGCCGTGCCAATTAAATTGGCAACGCCACCATTGGATTGGTTGAGTTGGTTGGCCGCGATCGTATAATCCGTGTTCAAGGCAAGCGTGACTTTTACGCCAGCGCGAGTTCTTGTAATTTTAATATCTGTGTACTGGCCAATTTTGAAATCCCAAGCAAGACTGGTTTCGCCTCCTGTGGCGATAAGCTGTACAAAACCGTCATTGCTAGGCTGGCTCATTTGTAATCTCCTGAATTAGGGTAACTTAATTATTGTTTTTGCACAATGGGTGCGTTGATAGCTATGTCTGGGCGGTTAGCCGTGTCTGTCGTTATGTTTTCCTTGGCTTCCTTGATCACGGCAGACTGCAACACATCATAGCGTTTAACCAATTCTTCTCTAATGGCCGCGTCATAATCTGCATAAATATCAGTCAAAAATTTTTGTTGTTCATTCAAAGTTTTTTTCCGAAAAAATTGACGGTTGCGTGATTGTTCGTTTATCAAACTTGCCACATATTCAGGCAAAGTTTTGTTGTCATATTGTCGTAGTTTGATTTCTCCTCGCAGCTGTGAAAACTCTGAATAGATTTCAGGATATTCACGCAAATCAACCGCAGCCCTGTATGTTTTGCGGCCATCTTTTGCTTCAAAGGTTTGTGTTTTGTTAGGAATGTTTGGGGCTGGCAGGTCATTCTCTAGCAGATATTTGCTGATCTCATTGACCTCTCCTGTTGGGTATTTGTGTGGATTAAACATTTGATATACTGTTACGCCAAGTTTATTTGGGGCATCAACAAAGTCAGTAACCGTTCGATCCATCCAATTATTGCCAGGGAAATACGATTGCAACGGCGTTCCCCATGCACTGTATTTTTTGGGCACGAAATAAGAAGCGAAAGGGATCCTAGATAAAATGGCATCGAGCATGTTCAACACCTGTTCAACCTCTGGGCTTACAACCCTTTCTAACGCCGCTACGCCACTTGGCACCATACTTCCAGCAAATTGTTGCGTAAGTTTATCACCGTATCTTTCAGGGTCACCCATGAATTGCGTTAGGTCGGTTATCCCTTTCAAGAAGGCTTTGCCGATGACTTGGTTTGCCATTGACACAATAGAGGCTGTCACCAATCCATCCACATCCTCATGATCTTTCCATCCAGCATATTCGCCGTTGGTCATAATAGTAGCCATATCTGCGCCAAGACCTAGCCAAGTAGCAAAAGGTTCTAACCTCGCATAGGAAATCCATTTGCCAGTCACAGGGTTTTTAATGCTGTAAGGCTGGTTACCCGCATCAATCCAGTTTTGACGAATCTTAGGATCGTTTGGCCCCTTGCCAGTGATATTACCCTGTAAGGCGCCATCGACCGACATCATCATAAAAAAGGTTCCTGTCGCAATCCGTGCCTGGGCTTCTGCTTGTCTAACCCCTCCCGCGTTCAAGTCGTTACGAATGTTTTTGCTGGCCAAGGCTAATGGTGTGCGCTCAAAGGTAAACTTGAAAATGTTAATTGGAGTCCGCACAAAAGGCATAATGAATCGTGCTGCTGGATAACGCATCAATTTTTGCAAGTCTTTTGCCGCGCCGTCTAATGCCTTGTTATAAGTCGCATATTTTGCCATCTCAATAGCTGGCGCTCGAATTTTATCGGTCGGATCAGTGATTGATTGCACAACGAATTGTTTAAGTTCTTTGCCTTGCAACCCCTTGGCAATTCCCTCTCTATAGGCTTGCGCCCGCAACTCTGCATTATAAATAATGGTTTTCCCAAATTCATCACCAGCCGCCAGCATGTTGGTGCTAAACTTGTTTAAGACAGCCCCATATCCTGCAAGCCCCCTGGTCAATAACCAGTTTGCACCTGTCGCGCTATTGGTCGGATCGAGTGCGGCAAGGGAGGATGAATCCACAAAATTTTCATCCATTTTCCCTAATCCAAATCCAGTTTCACCCGTCTTAAACGCCTGTTTGGCATTGCTTAATGCCTGGCGGTGTGAATTGATAAAGCCCATCCAAAACTGCAAGGCTTCCTCAAGGTCTGTATCGGAGTTTGAAATCAATGCCCTGGTGGCTCTCTCTGCCCCCATAAACAGTCCTGTAAACCAGTTAGATTCAAGGTTGGCAACATGGGTGGCTGGATTGGTAAGAAGCCCTTTTACCCACAAAGATTCCATCGCCTTATAGGTTCGCGCCCCCGATGCGCCGTTAGCTATGACAGCCAATTTATCTGGTGTCATTTCGCCAATGCCATCTAAAGCTGTAATTTTTTGGGCAAGCATTTTTGTGGGGTCTGTTCCGCCAAAACCCTGTAACACTTCATTTAATTGTTTGTTTGTTACCCCTGATTGACCGACCTCTATTCTAAAGGCAGACAATGCGCGACCAGCTTCGGCACGCACACCAAGAACCTCTTGCTGGATAACATTGTAAACCTCCAGCATTTTCCGAAAATTAAAATGATCCACTTCGGTTGCTTGCGGACTTGCCGCCTTTTTGGCTATCCCCAAAAGTTTTTGACCAGCCGTATGCCAAACTTGTCGCGCTGCTGTGATTTGTTCGGCATTAAATGCTTCCCCTTTCCGCCTGGCTACCAGTTCATTGAAGCCATTAATATCTTTGGCATTCATTTTGGTCATATCAAAACTTTGAACACCGCGCCGTGCGTCCTGAACACCACCAATCAATCGTGTGTCATTTGCCATTTGTGATATTAGATTTTTTACATCGTCACTGGAATTTATTCTATTGAAATTTATTTCTATTTCCTCCGCCCCTGTTGGTGGCAAGGGCTTTTTAACTTCCTGCGGGGTAATGCCAGCAACTTGTTGTTCCGATGTTTTCAATTTTTCTGCAAAGGATGGGGCCGCCGCTTTTGGCTTAATGGCGTAGAGGGATTCATCGTTAATATCCCCAAGGGCATTAAAGGCTTCTGTGTTGATTTGCGTTTCGGAATTTGCGGCAACAGCAGCTTGCACATCGCCTTCTAATTTGCTGGATGGACTGACCTTTCTGATCCCACGAATAAACTTCAGGCTTTTAATGAAGGCTTCGCCAACAACATTGGTTGCGGCTCCTTCAAGTGCCTGTTTTAGCTTTTTCTCAACAACAGTATCCGTTTCATTTGCCGCTAAAAACTGGGCTACAGGCTGAACAAGAGATGGGTTTTTGGCCAGCACGTTAGATAGCCGTTGTTCGGAATCAGAGCCAAAGGCAAGCAGTTCTGCGCCAGCACCTTGCACAATGCGCGATCCTACGCCAGCTTTCCCTGTTAAAATTTTTGCGCCTTCGGTAAACCCTTTTGATCCAGCAAATTTGGCAACCTGTCCCATACCTTTTGCGCCAATGGCAAATTGAGAAATGTATTCTATAATGTCGCCTGTCACGGATTGTTGTTTTGCTTCTGACGGAACAGGGATTTTTGGGATCATAATTCCTGTAGTCGGCGAAACTCCAGCCGCTTCCCTTTGCTTATTGATTCTTTCTAGTCCTGTTTTGTAAGTTGTGACTTCTGGGCTAAGCAATGGCAGATTCTCGCCTGTATCTGTTATCCAAGATAAAGTTGGCAGATACCCTATTAAACTGGTGATCTCGTTTACACCCATAGCTGCGCCTCTGACCATGCGCCTTGGGGCTTCAGATACGCCGCGCACTATGTCTTTCCCAACGACACTAGGCAGAGATGTGATGGTATCAATGACCGTGCCGTCTGCCGCCCGTTCCTTAACATCAGTGTCGGGCAGTTGATTAGGGGCAGGGGCTGCATCGGTTGGGGATGGTGTGCCTGGTGTTTCAGGTGTTGCGCCTTCAACCTGATCAGCAGGTGCAGCTGTACCACCTGATGACGCACGCATTTCATCAAGTAAAGCCTTTAGTTCTGTTTCTTTATCCCTTTGATAGGCATCATTAAGAGCAGATTTTGCATCTGCATCATCTGGCATTGGCATTTGAGGCTGCTGTAAATAATTGTTCTCAATCATGTTTGTTATTTTCCAGTTTTTCCAGTAGTGGCAGTTTGTTTTATTGACTGTTCATATTGATCTTGGGATTGCTTCATTTGGATTGATGTTGCCATATCAGATTTTGCCTTTTTCAAAGCCTCGTTAAATTGATCAAGTTCTGGGTCTTTAAGTTTTGATTCCTGGTTACCCTTGTGTTTATTCTCAAAATATATTTCAGCTGTTTTTTTTATTCTTGCTTCTGCTTCATTCCATGCGGCAGCAGGATTTTTTGCCGTTAAAACTTGCGTGTCAAGAAATTCAACTGGAATAAATGATGGGAATCCAACGTGATAAAGCGTGCCTTTGAAGAAGTCTGTTTGAGCAAGCGTATCGGCAGCCAGCTTCCTAGATACTTCCTTAGTAAATGGTTGATCTGGATTGCTCGATTTCCATTGAGTGACGTTGTTTATGAATTGCTGTTGGGCATAAGCCACTTGCGCTCCCTTGCTTGGGTCTTGTGTCAAAGTCGGAGTAAGTGCTTGTACGACTACATCCAATCCGACCTTTTCCTCCGCATTTTGGCCGCCAGATAGTTTTGATACTTGCAAAAAAGCCATAGCTGTTTGTTGCGTTAATTTTCCTTCTAGCATGGCCATTTGAATAATATCGTCCGCTCCCTGCCCAACCTTCTGTAGGCTTGTAATCGACATTACAGTCACTGGGTCATCTTGAGTTGCACCTCCACTCACGAGCATTGTGCGCAAAGCTTCGGCTTCTTTGTCCTTGCCACCTTGCATCAAAATGTTTCGAGATGCGTTAAGGTCGCCAATAAGCTGGGTTATAGCTATTGCACGTTGAGATGGATCACTTGGCAGCTGGTTCATTTTGGCTGTGATAGAATCGTATGCCGCTTGCGCGTTTAATTTTTGAGCGGCCTCATCCGCTTGCCTCATTCTGGATTTTTCTGCCCGCCGTTCTTGTGCGTATTTTTCCAATTCCGATTTAACCCTTTGACTCATATACGGAGAAAAGCTGCCCATAATATCAACCGTTGAAACGCCAACACCCCGTTTGACCTTGCGAACATAATCGCGGGTTTCTTTGATGGGGAATTGTGACGCAAACTCACTATCGGTAATTTCGCCAGTTCTCGGATCACCGATTTTATCCTTCCCTGGATTTTTCCCCGACACATTTGTGCCATCAATAAAATCTTGAACAGTTGCTGGGCCAGCATTGTAAGCCATGATAGCAAGGGTATTGTCGCCGAACCGCTCTTGCATGTTTTTGAAATAGGCCAATCCGATCGCCTTGTTGTAATTGGCATCTGTTCGGTATTTATTCTCATCCCAAGGCAAGCCAGCCATCTTCGCGGCTTCTGGCGCTGTGCCTGGCATAACTTGTGCCACACCAATAGCTCCTGCTGGTGACACGGCAGTTTGTACCCCGCCGCTTTCTTGCTGTATCATACTTTCAAAAATGGCTTCAGGCTTTTGCCCGCCTATACCAGCAAAGCCATTTTCGTTGCCTGGCACGGTATAAGACACGCCTCCATTTGCAATGCGATCGGCTGTTAAATCAGGATTTTCAGATTGGTCAATCATTTGTTTTAACAGCCCGATATGTACATCGTCTGCCGCTTGTGCAAACATTTTTGATGCGTTATCTGCGCCATACATGAAATTGCCGTCACTGTCTTTTTGCGTTCCAAGTGTCTGGATTTGTTTGCCTATTCCATACGCTCTGATTCTTGCGTTTTGAGAAATTTGCGGATCTGGGCTGAATGCTTCCTTGGTGGCGATTGATAGCTCGTCTTGCAGCTGTATGATTCGCAAATTGGTATTAAACCTTGCTTCCTCATCAGTGCGCTGCTTGAATTGGGCGGTTGCCCTGTTAATAGCGGGCAATACCGATGTTTGGTACTGGGCATCTATCTGGGCTTTGACCTCTTGATCCTGTATGTCTTTTGTCAAACCACTCTTAAAACTTTCAAAGGCTTGACTCATCATGCCTGGGTCACCTTGGTACTGCATTTCAATGCGGCTTATGCCTTGCGCCATTTTGGTTTGGGCGTGCAACAATTCATTGGTTCTAATCCGTTGGTACAATCCCTCACTTAATTGTGATGTGTCTTGTGCAAAATTCTGTAAATTCCTTACAGCCGTTTGGCCAGCAGGTTGCACCGTGGGCATTCTCTCGACACCACTGATTTGCTGAACGTAGGGCAGTAAGGATTCAGGCATCTTTAATCCAGTAAGCTGCTAAGTTTGTTTTGCACGGGGGAGGATTTTGCAATGGTGCTTAGGGCATTCATATAACCACCACGCACCGCTGCACTTCCTTCCGCTTTCAATTGCGCTGCTTGAGAAATATCACTGGCGGCACGGGTCTGCGCCCCAAACAAAGCCAGGTTAATATCTTCGGATGCGGCACGGTTGCTTTCAACCATAGCGGCGAATGGTGTTCCGCTGCCTGTGATCCCTCCTCTTGCCGCGAATCCTGCATTAAGAGAAGCCAATGCCTTGTCCCTATTTTCCTTAATCTTCAATGCGTCCTGCCGCCCCTTTATTTCTTCGGCCTGTGCGTTTAGTGACGATTGAGTTGCCTGAAAATTCATCATGGACTGCTGGGCATATCCTGCTTGAATTGATGACAAAACACTCATCCCCATCATGGCAACACTTAAAGCCATCATGGGTGTGATTAGCGGTGCTGCCGCTGGGGCGGCAAAAGATGCTGCTATAGGTGCGATGACTGCTGGCATTACTTGACCCTCACTTTCTTGTTGACGGCTAGAATTTCAATCGGCATGGGTTCACTCTGTGTAATGGTTAATTGGGCAGTCGAATCATATCCAAGAAAACCCTTTACGTTTTTGATCCCTGTGAATTGTGGGGGCGGCAAGTCAAGGGGCGACCCACCGCCAGCTGGTCCGAATCCTCGAAAAAAGATGGGGGTGCCGTTTACAACCACGTCTGACGTATTGCGCATTCTGATTGAAACCTCGCTAATCCCCATTGTCATCCCGATGGTCGATCCAATCTTTACATTCTCTGCTGGCAAGTCTTTGACTAATATATCAAAAGCCAGCCCAACTTCAATGCTTGTTGTCGGGTTGTTGTTGAGAGTGACACTGCCATTGGTCACAACGGCTGCGCTGCTATCAATAAATCCATCAACATAGACCTTCACCGTTTGCCCTTCTAAATGGCTTAATCCAGTCATCGTCCCCACTGGCAAATTGCTTGTTAGCCGTATGCTGGCATCGGATATGTGTGATTCTTCAAATGTTTCGAGCCAATAACGAGTTTCCCCATTGATGATCCGCTGCACCACAAACCAACTAATCTCATCCTCAACCCCGCACGCGATAAAAGTTCCATTGGTCGTTCGCCGTACAAAGCTGGTTATCTTTTGACTTCGTAGGATATTGCCAATCGAAAGCGTGCCATCGCTCCTAACAATATGCAGATAGGCTCCTTGGTCGGTCGATGTGGCCTTACGGGCATCTATATCAACAGGATTTTTAACCAGGTGGCTGCTAATCAGGCTGACGATATTGTTGGTGTATGCATCCTGCGTGTTGTCATAAATAAATTCTTGAATGGATTGCCCGCCGCGCTGGTAGTACATGACCGCGCCTTCAAGTTCAATCGTCCTTAAATCTGGTTCTGACCCAATAGAGGATTGCCGCTTCAAATTCATTTTAAGGGGGGTTATAGGCTCCCCAAAATTTTGTGACACTATGTACTCACCACCAGCCGTAAACACCATCAGGGCGCGTCCGCTGTAGATTCTGGTTATGCCGTTATAATCACCACCCAGGGTAAATTCTATCCCATCGTCATCCAATATCTGACCAGGATTAAAATCAAAGTAATCATCCACCCGCGATCCCCAAAGGGTAGTCGGTCGATCACGGCTGCCACCAATATACAAACGACCTTCATGGAAAGTCCCAGTTGCGGGGTATCCTCTTGTCGCTGACCAGGCTGGCTCATATCCACCAAGTATGTACCAGTTCCCAGAACTTATCGCTGTGGTGTCTGCAAAAGGTATTTCCACAACGGCTTTAACAACTGTTGACGATGTGAAGTCCGTTATCCTAGCCCGCCCACTGTTCCCCTCGATGTACTGATTCACGTCATTGACGGTGAAAGAACCAACGCTTGCGGTTAAATTGATATTGCCATTGACGGCGCTTGGGGTAAGTGTCGCGGCAACTGTAATGGTGGTTGGCACAAAATCATAATACGGTGTAAATGCCCAGGTGACATTGGATAAAGTCCATAAGTCATCTGCTGTTCCGCGCACTAATGACTTGGTTGGAACAGCAGGATTAAAAATAACCATGGTGTCGGCCAAGCTGGTGGCATTGATTTGCTTGATTCTTGAATGCGTGTAGTCATCTGCACGCAGATCGATTACATAGTTTTTGTCTTTATAGATTGCTATATTTTTATCAGTAAAAACAAGCTGATACGTTTGGTCATTGTTAAAAACAAACGGAATCAATTTGACCGCAGAGAGAGCGCCTTCTATGAAAAGCTGCATATCCTGCACAGTGACGGTCACGCCAGCCAAGTTTGTACTGCCGATTCGCACCAATCTGACGTATTGCACAGAGGCACACACGCGCCTGGTGTAAGTTTTGGCTGTTGCCGTTACCGACAAAGCCGTCCCCCTTGTTGTCCAGTTGATGTTGTCGGGGCTGGTCTGTAGGAAAAATTCCGATGATGATCCGCTGGATAGCGACAAACCGCGCACCTCGATTTTCCCAATCGCCTTTGATGATCCCAGATTTAATATAGCCACAACATAAGGGTTGGTTGTTCCAATGGCCGTTGTGGTAACAAAGGTAGTGGCAATGTTGTCGTCAACCAGATTTGCCGTAGTGCCACCATTAGGCGCAGTCACAGAGTAGCTGGTTTCGCGAGTTAATTGCTTCAGAACCCTGTCACGCATAGCCAATCCATCGGCACGCCTAAAACCCCCTTGTGGAAAAGTTTTGACGTTCGTCATGGTTTCTGCAGCGCTGTAGTATCCATCAAAGTCGGATCTGGCTATCATGGTCGGGTCGATTTCGCCCGCCGTGTACCGCTGTTGAATAACCTTAAATTTCATCAGCTAAACCTTGCTGCAATAATTTCGTTCTCAAGGTACATTTGTGGTGGACTTTGTTGGTCGGAAACGCTAATCGCCTTGTAAAATTTTTGCTTGGCCAAACTCATATATGAACTCGCCAAATCAGCATCATTTCCAATCGGCATGGCCAATGTTCCCGCTAAATCATACTTGGCAAACTCCACAAACCATGCTGGCCAAATCGATTCATCGCAGTAAAAGGAATTTTCCACAAAACATTTTGGCTCGTTGGTGGCCACATACTGACTTTCATTGTCCCCTACAATCCTGAATGCCCTGACAGGTTGGGTAAACACAGAATTATCAGCAAAAACTGCATGAACCCGCAGCACGCTTGATGGTATTTTGTACAGATACTGCCAGCCAGCGATGGTTTTGTTTTCTTGAATCAGCTGTTGGCGGGTAGTGTTGAAAGACCAGGGATGAATGCTAAGGATATTTTCCGCCCAGGTGTCATACAATTCGGTTAGAATTTTGGCCGCATTCGATCCTTCATCAAAAGAATTTACGGGCGTTTCGTTAATTAAAATAAGGGCTTGAGAAGCAATGCTAAATTTGGTTTGAGCCATCTCTGCCCCATCGTTTGCAAGCGATTAAACTTGATAAGGTTTGGCGGCAGTTATTGCAAAATATGCAACAACTGCCGCCTCCCCCAGTTGACTATTTCTAGTCGGTGTTGGTGGTAGCAAAAGCCACCGCATCGGCCACGTCAATCACACGGGTTGCCGCTGTCTTAGTCACCACAACATGCCAACCAGCCGTTGATACGGCAGTGAAAGCGGCGGTTGTGTAGGTGACCCTGTAAATCAAATCGCCCACCTGAAGAAAATCAAAGGCATCATTGAAATACCCACTAGTGTCAACCGTAGCCGCTGCATCGGTGGTTGAGTAAGTGTGGATCACGGGGGCTGCACCAGACGTTGCCGCTGGTGTGCCAACAGAGAAGTTACGAGCTACATAAGGCATAATGTTTCTCCTATTACGCTTCAGTGGTTTGAATACGGAACACGCCCAGGTTGTCAATAACGACTGCCCCCGCGCTATACATCCCACTGACCAACCAAGAAGTTTTTTCAGGGATGTAATTCGTTTCCGTTTTCAAGTCGATACCACGAGCTAAACCAATGCAAGACTTGTGATACGCGAAATGACTACGAAGGTTGGCTGCAATGGGCAATCCACCCTCTGCCCTGGTTTCAATCATCTTAAACTTAAACCCAGCATAACCAGGCAAACTGCCCTCATACAAAGGTTTTAAGATATTGTAATCCTGACTGTTGAAGGTCGCAATTTGCAATGCTTGTTCAATAGCGCGGAATGAAGTCACCAAGTAGCGGTCGCCGTCATCAGGAATACCGTTATCGTCAAGCAAACGCTTAGCCCGCAACAGTTTTTCCAAGTTGAAGCCAGTGTTACTACCACCTACGTTGGTATCAACCGTAGTTGCGTTTGCACCAGCAACCAAGGCATTGATAATAAGCTGATCTTCACGGCGAGTAATTGCCGTTCCAACCACTTGTGCAAGTGCCTTAAGTTCTGACCACTCCATCTTTTCCATGTCGTACACGTCAACATATTCTGGTGCGATCCAGTCTGTTAAGTTGGCGGTGGCCTTAGTGTGCGCAATGTTCATTGGCACAACATTGGTTTGAGTGATACGAGGCGTAGCTAAGCCACGACCGTACACAGGGAAAATCCACGATTTACCTACCACATTGTCTTTAATGCGCACGGTTTCGCCTAGCTTTCCCCCTAATTGAGCGACAAGTTTAACCTGGGGGTCAAAACTATCGATATAAGAGTTTATTGCCTGGATAGACATTTATAGCCTCATTTTGAAAAAATTGATACTCTATCTTGGTGATAAAGCCGCTAGTTCAAAATGCGGGTCGGGTGTCCGATAAAGCCGCTGCACCGTTGCGGGTCGCCTTAATTATTGCATTGTACACGATAACTATCGGTAACGCAATGCTTTTTACCAAGAAGTTTGCAAGGTATTCGGACGACCCGCCTCTTTGCGCATTGCCATCCATTTTTGATATTTTGTATGCGCAGCTTTGTCGCCACGTTGGTATTCCTCTGACTTAACAAAGTCATAGATTTCTTGGTCACTTGGCAATCCTTGGATTGACACGCCATCCACAATAGCCATTGGCACTGGCGATCCACCAGAAAGTGTCCGCAATTTATTTAGAACGCGCACTTGGTCGCCCGTGACACTCATATCTCTTAAGGTTTCAACATCTGCCCGACTCAATACGCCTTGCGCCTCAATGGTTTTTACCCATTCAGATACAGCTTTCAACACGGCTGGAGCATTCGGACCAATCTTGGCATGTTCTGCCTTAATCATTTCCGCCTGTTCTTCCTCTGATAAAGAGGCAGTAACCTGCTCACCAGCGGCTTGCGCTTGTTTGTACATAGAATCCATGACGATCCTGGCAAGCGGTGCAAATTGCCCCTGCGTCAAACCTAGTTTTTGCGCCATCTTTTTGGCTTCAACCAAAACCTCATCATCATCAGTGACCAATTCAGCCCATTCTGCGCCTTCAGTATCAACCTTATATTCTTCATAATTTTCAGGGGGAGCACCGCGCCGCCCCAATTTCTCACGCAAATCTTTTGCTTGTTTGTCGGATTTCTGTAATTTATCCAGCACCTTATCAATGTTTGGGGAATTTTTTTCTGCATCCCACAAATCATCAGTTAGCCACTCTGGTTTGCCAGCACCCTGGCCAGCATCCTGACCAGCGTCCTCCGCTGCCCCATCATTTTCTGGCTGGTCTAATTCAAGCAGAGAATCAAAGGCTTCTGTAGTCATAAATTACTCCTAATCAAAATTAAAGAATGCGTTAAGGTTGGTCGTACCATCACCCGCCGTCACTTGCACCGCTAAAATCCTAGTAGTTTGTGCAATCTGTTCAAGCCCAACTGCACTAAAGGTTAGAGCCGTTCCGTTGATGTTTTTCAAAATGACGTAGCGGGTTGGCAAACTAGCTGGGGTAACGGCTGTTTGATTGTCGTTTTCAATGTCGTTTGACCCATAAATTGATAATGACCCTCCAACTCCGAACACTCCAGTAATATGCACTGATCGCAATAAGGAACGGGATGGTACCATAAATGTCGAATGATCGCCATTCAATAACCCCTTAACCCCAAAAGTTGCAATGCCAACCATTTCATTGCCTTGTAATGGTGCGTAAGTTCGTAATGCCATGTTATTCTCCCTGCGGTTTGTGGCTGTAAATCTCACGTCCCTCTTTTAAGGAACGCTTTGCAAACTCAATGCGGGCTATAATATCACGCACCAAAGCATTCTGACCTTCCCTTGCATAGCCATGTGCCACCGCCGCCTCTAAAGAAGTGTTTTGGGCTATAGATGCTGACCATGTTACCGATTCGATTGTGTTCTTTTTCAAAAATTCCAGCACCAATATGCCATCGGCTGAATCAAACACACGCAAAAAGGCAGAATCAATCTCTGCAACCTCTTGCATTTTGCGCTCAAACTCCGCCCTTGCGGCATTAGTAATGGTAATCTCTTGTTCAAAATCAAAGCCAAGCGGATCTTTTACGTTTTGACCTGCCATCGGTAACATTAGGCCGCTCCCATCATTTCAGGTTGTGCCGCTTCTACAGGTGCAGAACGCCCCTGTTGTGCTGCCCCTTGCATAGATTGCATGTTTTGCATCATAGCCCCCATATTCTGCGCTATTTGGGATCTGTCCGCCTCATCCCTTAGCATTTCGGCTGGCCCACCAATTTTGTCTAACAGAAATTTAGCCAAATTATCAAGTTTATAACTCATCATCGCCATCTCTTGACCACCAGTACTGGCAACCATCTGAAAGCTTTCCATAAACCGCTGCACGTCTGCCATCGCCTGTGTCTGGGCAATCGGACTAACCACCTGTACCTTAACCAAAAACTGATCAATGTCAAAGTTTGGCGGCAATTTTATCTTGCCCATGTCATTCAAAATCTGAACGACACGCCTAAACAACGGGATCACAAATTCAAAAATGGCACGGCCATAGGCCGATCCAATGTCCTGCTGAAATTCCTTAATGCGTTGCGCCAATTCAAAAGCTGTTGGCGGTTGTGCCTGTGTATCAGGCATTTTCGTGTCTAACATTATCTTCTTAATATCATCCGTTAGACTGTTAAGCACAAATTCTTGCAGCTGAAAATTGCCAGCCTGGGGCAATGGCTCAATAGACTTGCCGTTCGATCCGCCATTGCTCTCAACAGGGATAAACATGCCTGGCTTAATCACGGCGGTGTTGGGGTTAAAGCTCCCATTGCTTTGCACCGTGTACACCCCAAAGGCCGATAAAGCCAAATTCTGCAACATTAACTCTTTGATTTTATTTAATGTTTTTACGTCTGGCATCGCCATCATGAATGGCCCAACCCCATAGGGCGATCCTGGAATTTTCAACCAGCGTGGGGTAAGGCAAATGGCTTCCTTAAAACTCTGGCTGGCAATCTCTTCCTTGTTCTCCTCTAAAATAACGCAATAACGCCATACCATATCCTCATAGTCTTTGTACAAACACTCATGCACCTTGACCTTTTGTTGCGGATTATCCTTGATTTTCCTAGATAAATTTTCAGATATTTTTGGATTAAACGCCGCAAATGTCGTTTCAATCAATTCTGCCGCAATCATAGTTTCCTTAAAAATACCGCTGACTTCCCCAAAGCGGCCTTCCTCTAAGCCATATTGCGACAATGGCGTGCTGATAAAGTTCAGTGGCTGGTTGCTATCACCCTCAAAAATCCACAATGCCCCCGTGCCAATGCCCCAATCAAAGTACATTTCGGCGCTTGCTGTCGCAAAGTTGCTGTTGTTCAGATAGGTAAATACCGTTTCGGTTAAATCCTCTAGGTTCTCAATCCAGTCTTGCTTCGATTCCTCCGCAATCCCTGGCCCTGGCTTAAATTCTGCCCATCGCTGAAACACTGGAGTAAAATTGGCTTGCATGGTATTTACAAAGTTACTAGCAGAGTGCATGCCAGCGCTGCTGTACAGTTTAGAAGCCTTGTTTAACCGTCCGTCCGCTTGTGCTTGAAAAGTATTCCGCTGTGGCAACAGATAATCGTAGCAATCCTCAAAAATACTTCGATTCATATCGCGTGATTCTTGCGACTTTTTTGCCCTTGCAAGCAATTTGCCTGGTTCTACACTAGCCATTAGCCCAAGGTATCCCTTAATCCAGTTTCTAACCCCGTCAAAAGCGATTGCCCGCCCGCTCCTGCACCCTTTGCTGATCTTCGGCGTGCCGCATCGCGTGCATTCTGCATCTTCTCTTGCGCGGCTACCCGCTCATCCTGCGCTTTAAGCCTAGCAGCTTGCGCATCCATGGCCGATGTATCGGGCTTAGGTGGTGAAAATAAAGTGCCCATTCGATTCTCCTATCCCAATGTTGTGCGTGTCGCCATAGCATCTAGGCCAGATAAAAGCGATTGCCCGCGCATTGCAATCGGGTTCCGCCTTCCCCTTGTCACTGTCCGCCGTGACTCAATCGTGCTGGTGTCCTCAACCTTATTGCCATCCGCAAGATCTGCTGGACTTTTGAAAGGAATGTTCGATGTTTTAGCTTTCTGCAAATTGCCCATCAATCGCCCTCGCTCTGGTTCTTGGTGTAATATACCACGTTCCCATTTTTACGCAATAAGTCAAATAGTTGCCTGGGGAATATGGTAAATGTCGCTCTGATCCCTAGAATATCTTTTACCACTGACACACAAGAGAAAATCACATGCCCCGCTTGCCTGCGCTCAAGCATTGACGGCTTGGTCACACCAACAATCGCCACGGTGTCATCTATGTCGGCTATGTATTCCAGCACCTCCTCAATCTTGCGCGGCTTGGTAACGGCAACAAGCGTATGGTGTCCCTTCGGGTTGATTGTCACTAGCCCCGCATCCGTAAACCCACAAAGCCACACGTGCGCCCATTCCCTGCCGCTTAACCAATGCGCCCAATGCGATTTGCCCTTGTTGTGCTTCTTGCAAAATACCACAAGCCAATCCTGCATCCCTGGCCAGTCATCAAACCCATGCCCCGTCTGCATCAAAACGGGCTCCATGACGTGTCGGTCTGAATCGCCCTAGATATAATCGGCGCAATATTGGCTTTGTCATCCGTAACGCTGCCCGCAAAGGTCAACACAAAGGCATCGGCAAGGTCTGGTGACGGCACGCCCCGATCCTCTAGCATCTCCTCTTTACTTTCCAGCAACAACCGATTGTTCGCATCGTATCGCTTGACTCTAATGCTGCTCAATTCTGCCTGTAACTGGTCGCCATCCTCTTGGCTAAGCCTAATCGCCACGGGTGTATCTTCCAGCCAGTCCCGCGCCATCCCGTACATTTCCGCCCGCTTGTTATAAAAACGGTCTGGATAGTTTACGTCCCTGCTTCCAAAGGCAATCCCTTTTACAACGCGCCCTAAGCCCGCCGCAATGCACAAGTCATAAACGCCAACACCTAGCCCGCCTGTGTCGATGTACACCCTAGCAGGTTCGCGCTCCTTAATCAGGCGTATCAATCGATCTGCCGCCTGGTCAACACGCAATGGCGGGAATGTCATGGCCTCCGCCACGTTGCGCCCCTTCCTGAACACAAGCTTAAAACTGTTTTTGCCCATGCGTGCAGGGTCAACACCAATGATTAAAGGTGGATCTACACCTATTGTTATCGGTTCCTGCTCACGCGCCCGCATGACTAGGTTCGCACTGATAAAGGATAAATCGTCGGATTGTTCAAAAGCTTCTTGCGCGTGAAATGGATAGTCCTTTTTGAAGCGGTATTCGTCCCCATGAAAGTCGGTGATGATCTTCGCCCGCCGCCATGCCAAGTGTTCGCGTGTCAATCCGTCCCGCCCATACAATGCCAACAGTTCGCTTTCTTGCGGGTCTAGTTCCAGCCCGTCCGCATTGCGTGTGTACTCATTCTGCCAATACCAGGGAACAAATATCATGATGTAGTCACCTATGCCCGATAGCGCCTTTGTGCACGCCCTGTGAAAGTAGTTATTCTGGCCATTGGCTGTCGATTCTAGGATGATCTCTGTGTTGTCCGCATCGGGCACCGTTTGCAATAGCCCCGCGCTGTGCGCCTCGCAATTCGGGCTATACGCAACCTCTGACCAATGCACCGCCTGAAATGTCGCGCTTCGCCCTAGGCCTTCCCCCGTTCCCGCTGTTCCCACCTTATAGCCGCTAAGCAGAGAGGGGAACAGCAGTTCCTTTGCATTGGTTGCCCCAAGCGCGGGCAGAAAGGCGCGGTCTGTCGCCGTTTCGTAATAATTCTTAACCATCGTGTACAGGTTCTGCGATCCAAAGGAATCGTGCGCGAAAATGAAAGTTAACACGCCCCTATTGGTCACGGTCTTATGGAAAAAACGGGCGCCGATGTAGGTTGAAACGCCCTGCTGTCGCCCCTTAAGGATGATCGCCCTAACCTTGCCTGTAGCCGCTTTCTGTTCCTCTAGGCGCTTGTGGATGTATTCTTGCGCCCTATTCAGGGTAAACGGCACATAAGCGCCGCTGGTTTTATCCTTTGCCTTCAACTGGTGGCGGGCGTAATAGGGCAGGTCATTTATCAGCCGCGCCGCAATTTGGCATTTTTCCATCTGAACATTCCCTTTTTGTAACTTTATTGCTTGCCGCCAGCTGGGCGGTTGTCATAATGTTTCAAGATTGCCCCTTTTCCACCGTTTCAATAGCCCTTATTTGGCTTACAAGATCCTCATATTTGCCGCCAAAGCTCTGCCCGTTGTCATCGTTCATGCCTAGAATCCGCGCCAATTCGGCCAGGCTCTTTTGCTTGTCGTAAAATTCCAAGGCCAGGCCATGTTCGGTCTTTTTGAAAGCCTTAATCAGTGGCCTAACCTCCTCTGGTATATCCTCCAGGCTTTTGATCTCTAGCCCGTGGGTGTTCATTTTTTGCAAAACGTCGGTTGGATTGGCAAAGGCAATCTTTTGGTGCTCCTCCACCACCCGTTGCGCTAGTGATACCTTATCGCCCGCCATTGCCTTAATTGCCGCTCGTATGGCCGCATCCACATGGGGTTTGTGTCGGTAAATAGCGCCGTGCGTGCGTGCGCTTGTATCAGCTACACCAGGGAATGCGGCGCGATATGCCTTGGCCGCGTCAAATTTGTAGTTATCAACATAAGCCGCGACAAATAGCTCCTCTTTCAGGCTTAGCCCATTGTCTGATTTTTTCGCCATAATACCCCCCCGCAAGCTGCTGTTTTTAATCGTAAACCAATTTACAACTAAAGACAACCGCTCACAAGGGGGCTTTTTTATGGATTGATCTTGCCAAAACAGTGCAAACAAAACATGCGAAACAGGGCAGGGCGCATCGTATGCATTCCTTTTTCCCATTTCCACCAAGTCATCTTGGAACAGCCAACAACACGTGCCGCTTGCTCCTGTGATAGTCCCGCCTTGGCGCGGGCATCCTTTATCTGTTCTGGGGGTACACTATGCATTGCTTGATCCTTTCGGGGTGGTGATTTGGTCAACAATGGCCAGCTGCTGCAATGTACAGGCTGCATCGTGGCTATGGGGCAACAGTTCGGCTAGTTTTTTCAATAGCTGGTCTATGTTGGCCTCGATCATAGGCTTTGCTTGCGGCCAGGTAAGGGAATGAATGAATCGATTAGTCATGGGTGGGTTCTCTCTCAAAGGGTGGTTGGATGTTGTGCATAATTTTGGGGGGCAAGCCGATAGGGGGGAATCCTTTAATCCAATAGGCGTTACCCCAACGCGTGCCTTTTATGCTGGCATTGCTAAAGTTCGCGCCTGATATATCTGACCAATTAAAATTGGCGCCTTCCAAATTGGCATTGGTAAAGTTTGTGCCAGCCAGGCACGCCCTAGTCATATCAGCGAGTGCTAGGTTAGCGCCTGAAAGGTTTTGGCCTATCAGCTTGTGGTGTCGTCCCCTGAATCGATCGCCTGTTAGCCATCTAGCGTGCCGCGCAATAGCTGCCTGCGTGCACAAAATGTCTTGCATATCTGGTGCATCGGTTGTGTTGATGTATTGCTTGGTCATGGTGTCCTCTTGTAGGTTAGTGGGGGGAAAGGCCTAAGCCATCCCCCCCCTTGGTTTATTTACGCATCGGCATCAAAACGGCCAGCAACCCATCGTGCGGGTGGCATGGTAGAGCTGCCCCTATGCAGGGTTCCGCGCAATCCATTGTCCATTCGCCTTTTGGGATAAACAGTTCTTTAATCCCATTAGCGGCTAGCACCTTTAGATATTGCGCCCCAAAGCCTAGATTTTTGCCTTCATACTCGGCCAGGGCGGGCAATTCAATTGCGGTATAAATGCTCTTATCCCCCTTTGCTTCACGCAATTTCTGTTGATGCACCAATTCGGCCAGGGTTGGCAAAGTCACGCGCCGTTGATCCTCTGCTGTTCGATCCAGGAATCCCATCGGTTTTTCAACAACGCGCCGATAGTCGGCGTAATTGAGATCAAAAATTAGCTCGAACATAATCTTAACGCCTCCGTGAATCGTTAAAGGTGAACTGACTTCAATCACGGGATAAGGTTCGCCGCCTTGGGGTTTTGATGACGGGAAAGCCTGCCCTTTTGGTAGTCGCGCAACTTGAATATCGGTTCCCCTAAAGATTTTTAAGGCCATTTTCAAAATATCGTTAGGCACAAAAAACGACTCTTGCAGTTCCCGCTTGTGTTTTTGCATTAAAAGCACGTGGCCATTGGTGAAAACCATGTTGGTTTGATCCAAATATATCCCCTCTAGCCAAGGGCGGCTGCCGTTTTGCCCGTGATCCGTGGCTGTTTTGACAAAGGCGCGGGGCAGGGTGAATGGCTGTTCCAGGCATACGTAGTGATCGGTTCGGTGGTCATCATCGGTATCTTTGATTTTGTCTATATGCCCTAGCGCCAATTCGGCCAGGCGATAATCGCCCTGTGGCACGCCGCACGCATGGGGGATAACAACCTTGCCAAAGCCAATGATAGGGTTGTTGCCCGCGCCGTAATTAAAATTGTAAACAAAGCTCCGCCCGTTGGCCGCGATTAGGTCATATCCCTTTTGCCGCGCCATCTGTAGGTTAGCCAAGGTTTTGAGTGTTTGATCTAGAAACATGATTTTTTCCTTTGAAAGAGTTTGAGTTTTTGGCTTGCGCCGATTTGGTGGTGATTATCTGCTGTGCATCTGTGCCCCCCTTGTTTGATTGTATTCTTGGCTTGCCCTAACCTTGCTTTCTGGTATCGCTAAGATTGCAGCAATCAGCATTGCGCCGATCACCAGGCCAAGCATTAGGCATAAGGCAACGTGTTTTATGATTTTTGCCATCTTACCATTCCCCCCATGTACAAACCGCGCCACAAGAGGTCATGCATTCATGCGGCCGCCGTTCATATTTGGCGTTGAATTCCTCAATTTTCTTTTTTCTCTCTGCCCAATCCCACCGCACGGGTTCAGCGCCCGCCAACAGTTCGTCACATCTGGGGCATCCCGCGGTCTTGCGGCCAAAGGCCATCGTGCAGGTGTGTTTGGTGGTGTTTGATTTTTTCCAGGCCATTGGTTTTTTCCTTTGTGTTGGTGTTTAATCTTCAATCTCGAACTCTTCAAAAACAAGTTCGCAACCTTCTGCCGTGAAAACTTCAGGGTGGCCGCTGTTTGTGTCGTATGCGGGCATTTCAAAACTTCCGTGCCAGGATCGCTCGTTTGTTTTCCAGTGGTCATACCAATCAAACTTTACCTCAGTTTCCCAAAGTAAAACCGCTTCATAATCAAGCGGTAAACCTTTTGGCCTCCGCCAATTTTGGCGCAAGAATTTTTTAAGACTGGCCTTGCCTTTTTTGGATAGGCCTGTTGCACAAAGCCAGGTTTGTTTTTCCATGGTGATTCTCCGATTGTTGGTTGTTGTTGAGGGGGCAGGTTGCCCCGCCCCCTGTTGTTAATTCATAGGATCGTAGTCTAACGCCCTAATCCGTTCATTGGCTGGCCAACTATCGGCCATCTCTGGCAAGTGTTGATTGTTTACATGGTTGGCGTATTTGTACAGGCGGATGGCATCACCAATGCTTTTTAAGCCTTCGGATAGTGAAGCGTTTTGGTGGTCGTACCATGCAACGATTGCGCGGATTTTTTCAATGTTGTTCATGATTTTTTCCTTTGTTGGGTGTGATAAGAGAGAGGGTTGCCCCCCCCTCTATATCCTTATCGCATATTATGCTTGGTGTGTCAACAATAAAGTTTTATTTTTTTTTAATTCGTTCACATACTCTGCCGCCTTGGTAGCCGCGCTGGCCGCTTTGACTATAAAGCGCTTGTCTTTTTTAAGGGCGGCAAGCCAGCTAGACACATAGGTGGCATGATCAGCGCGGGGCTGTTCCGTTACTTGCCACTTGCTGCATAGGAACGCCGATCCCAATTCTGCTATCAATTCCTCAAATGCACGATCAGCAACGGTTAATTTGGCCGTGCCGCCTTTTTTGTCAAAGCGGCCAAGGCGGCTGTGGTGGCCTGTCCAATGGGTTAATTCGTGCAGCAGCACCGCGTAGTAATCTTCCTTTGAAAAGAAAGCCTCAAAGTTTGGCATGGTGATTTTATCGTTTAATTCACTATAGAACGCTGCCCCGCCCCTGTGTTCAATAGCCGCGCCCGTTCCTGCAATCAGGGCATCCAATCTTGCATCCCGCACATCGGGGTTTACATCTTCAGGGGTTGGCATTGCCATCACATCGGCGGCCAGGCCGTCCGCTTGTTGGGCGTTGAAGACTTGGTAAGCACGCAAGCAATGGTAGTGGTTGATCGTCACGTTGCCATCATCATCTATCTTGTCTTTTGACACGGGCTTAGAATAAACAACTGTGGTTGCCTTCTCACCCTTGCGGATCCTGCCGCCAAGGTCGATAACTTGCTTAAATGTTAACCAACGCGGGGATTCATAGCCCGCTTTGCTGGATTCCCACCAAAGGTTTAATATGTTCACCCCCTGATAGGCTTGTCCCGTTGAGCGGATCGGCATAGGCTGGCCGCGCCAGCATTTTTTCCAATCGGCGGGTGATTCTGTTATCGCCGCAATGATTGATTCTGTGATTTTTTCGTAAACACTTAGCATTTTTGTTACTCCGTTAGGTTTTGATAGAGGGGTTGCATCCCTCACCTATACTTATTGCATACCGCGCGGGTAGCTGTCAACAAAAATGTTGCAAAATTTTTTTTCATTTTTTTTTCATTTTTCCTATTGACCTGCCCCTGAAAGTATGCAATAGTTATATTATAAGGACGTTATAAACCGCTATTCTAAAGGCCAGGCCGCCGCTACCCGCTCCGCGTGTGTGTGCGCCCGCGCCCGCCCGCGCCCGCGCGTGTGTGCGTGCGATTAACGTCTATCCAGTTAATGTGACGCAATTAACGTCTATCCAGTTAAGGGGGCGGGAGGGGGGATAAAACGGAGAAAACCCCCCTCCCTATCCTTAGGGCAGTCAGTGATCCAAAATTGCACAAAAAACCACCGAAATTGCACAAAAAACCACCGACCGTGCAACCCCTAAGACTTTTACACCAAGGTTATGAATAAATTACCTTGCTGTGAACTCGTAAATCTTTTTTGTTTTTCCTGATTTTTTATCTGTAAAAATCTTTATAAGTTGATGTTCTTCCAATTCATTTATCAACTTTCCCATAACTGGGGGTGATACGTTAAAATGCGGGCAATCTTCTTTAATTTTTTCTTTAATTGTCAACCAATCTGCACCTCCTCCCGTTTCCATTTTAATATCTGCCAGTACGGCCAAAATTTTTCTGGCTTGTGGGGTGGGTGTGTCAAGAATGTGACTTATATCGTTATCATCATTATCTGCATTTTGATGCTCGATTTGCGTGATTTCAGAGGGAATGTCATCGCCTTCTACATGATACTTAATGCCTTGTGTTTCCGCAATTTGACGCGCCCGCTTTTGCATTATCAGATCGATGGTGTGATCCAGCAAATTTTCTAACCGTCCAATTGGCACGGAAAAATCGTCATGGCTTTGCTTAGCGTCATCTGATGCTATAACCCACAAAAGGCTTTGCGCCCATGTCAAAATCTGATCGTCAGTTTTTAGATCGTGATAAAATTTACCCATTTTTTACTCCAGTCCTAGTGTTTCAGAGATTTTAAGATTGTTGGTATTGGTATAGGCGGTTGCCGTGCCATCTTCAAGAACAACCTCTTGCGTTCCCGCAGTTGTTGGAATGATGTAAGCCGAGTTGCCCGTCCGTTCATGGTGACTTTCTATCGCAGCCGCACGTTGGATATTTGTTGGAAGTTGGGGGGCAAGGTGACGGATTGCGGTTTTCATGTACATTGCAGCAGGGTTATCTATCCAAGGCGTTGGCTTGCTTGGGTCTTTCTTGTGCAGCTTCCAAGATGCACTACATTCCCGCGCTTGCGCTATGTCATCCATGCTTAACACCTTAAAAATGCTCGCCCCTTCTGTATTTTTGGCAATGGCATAAGCCCCGACTATCTCTCCACGGTTGCCCGAAAATGGGTCTTTTGGAATGTGGCGCAGAAAGGCTTTTGATCCGTATTCAAAAGTCACTTCATCGCCCGCCCTTACCACGTTTCCTTCCACCACAAAACCAGCATTTTTGGCAAGCGTGATGTACCCCTTGTAGCCAGGTATAAATTGCGCCATGTACCCACCGCGACCGTAAAAAGGCAGGATATAGGCCAGGCCTATTTTGGAATCTACTTCCAGCCCAAGCACCGCCGCAGTCATGACAGCCCGAAACAGGCTATCACGGTTGCATTCTACCAGCTTAGGAATGTCTTGGCACGCCGTCAGCGCATACCTAATCATGGCCTCTGGTTTAATATGTGGGGGCAATACCGCAGCCAAAGCAGGGGCAAACCTGTTTAGCTGGGGCGACAATTCAGCGTGAATGCGGTTCACGACCTGTCTGTCAGATGGTGCAGATGCAAAGTTTTGGGTCATTGGTTTCTCCGTTGTTGCCTTGCAAAGTTATCAAATATGTTGACTGGTGTCAATACCAGAATCATTGCCAGTAACATTTTCTTTTACGGTCAGGCGCAGCGCACCGTTTGACGATAGTTTTGCATGGGCAGATACTCTGCCAGTGTGGGCAACCATGTACCTGATAGCGGCTGGATGGTTAATGGTCATGGCATGGATGATCCTAGCCTTCATTTCCTTTTCCAGCTTGTCAGATGCCAATCTGTTGGCGTGTGCCTCTAAATACCTAAGACACCATTGCTCAAAATCATCTGCATTTTTGCTTTCAGTCATATCAACAAATTCAACGGGCGATTCATCGGCGACCTTAAACAGATCGACAACATGGTCATAATCTTGCGCCCCCACCAACGGCGGTTCAACATTATTTTGCAGGTCAGACCAGAACAAACTTGACCGTTTGATGATGTGCTGCACCACCTTTTGATCCTGGGCGCGGAACATAACTCGTATATCCTCTGGGTTGCCCGCGTGCATGGATGCGATAGCACACCATGTGAATGGTTTTAATCCCATTTGCTCCCGCGCAGAATTGGTCACGAACAATTCGTGCTGTACTTGCAATTCAACATGGTTTGGCGCAGTTTCCTTAGTCCATCCAGGCGCAAAGCTCTGCACGTTCTTGATCTGCACGATGCCATCCCCAAATTCAGGATGCGAGCAATAATAATCCAATGTGCAACCAAGCCAGGGATACTTTGGATGCCAATGGTATTCTTTGCACTTCACCATTTCCCATTGGTAATGCTCTGTCACCAGGGCAGCGATAACAGGCTCCATCAGGCGACCGAAAGCCATAAGGATTGTGTCCTCTGCCCCTGTCAGATTGCCTTTCTTGATGTGGTACAGTTCATTGACTGTTGTGTGCGGGCTTTCATTGAACAAAGCCGCTATCTCACTTGCACCGATGTGAGTCAAGCGCAGTTCGCGCCAATGTTTATCATCGCGTATTTTGACTATTGCCATTTTTATTTATCCAACTCCAGCACGGTATCAACCTTTTTGACCACCGCCATCCGACCGCTTGGATGATTGTAGTATCGATAAAATGTGATGCAGCTGGTAAAGCTGTCGCCATTCTCGGCATACCATTTCCTAAATTGTTTGTACGCCGTGTTGATTGCCTTGTTTAATGTCGGCCTCTCTATTTCAAGCCCATAATTCTTGTGATCAAAATCGGCTACATAGCACCACAACAATGGCTCTTTACGCACTTTTGCTAGCGCATAATTCATCCCCATTTCAAATTCTGTGCTTTCAGTTCCAAGCATGTCCATATACATCGTTTTCTCCGTAAAAAAATGTGCAATTGGAAATTATCAAATATGTTGATAGCTGTCAACACTTGGTGTCGCATTAAATTTGTTGACTGATTTTGCGAGTGACTGCCCTTGACTTCACCTGCAAAATAGGTATGGTTGATGCACTGTGTGCAGGACAGTACTTGAACCCTTTGGCGATGGTGTGTGCCTGCATTCGCACATCATCGCTAAGGGGTTTTTTTATGGCCAGAATACGGACGGTAAAACCAGAGCTTTTCAAGCATGAGGAGCTATATGAATTAGAACAAGAACACAAACTGCCATTGCGTTTAGCCTTTATAGGGCTTTGGTGTGTGTGCGACCGAGAAGGACGATTCAAATGGCGGCCTAACCAGCTTAAAATTGAGATCTTGCCATACGACAAAATTGATTTTTCACGCGTGCTTGACGCGTTGGCCACGCGTGAATTTGTTGTGGAATACACGTCAGACACGGGTGAAAGATATGGTTATGTTCCAACTTTCACCGATCACCAGGTCATAAACAACCGCGAGTCACAAAGCCAGCTTTTATGCCCGTTTGACGCGTGCGCCACGCGTGACCCACGCGGCTTAAGCATGCACAAGGGGAAAGGAAAGGAAAGGAAGGGAAAGGAAGGGAAAGGAAGGGAAAGGAATATATCTCACGCTATAGCCACCCTTGACCCATTGCCAGATTGGATTCCTAGGGACGCATGGGATGGATATTGCGCCATGCGCGGCAAGAGTTTTACGCCTCACGCTAAAGATCTGGCGATAGCTAAGCTGGAAAAGTTTAGAAATGAGGGATTTAACCCAAGGGAAGTTTTAGAAAATTCAATCATGCACGGCTGGAAAGGCCTGTTTGAACCACAATCGAAAGGGAACAGAAATGAAAACACTGGCAGAAATCATGATAGATATTCCCCTCCAGGAAAATCACAGCAAGCAGCAGATGCCATCAGTAAGGCACTCGACCAGCTCGATGACGATTCCATCGCCATTAACGCCCTCTACAGACACCTCTAAACAAAACCGCCGCGACCTTGGGCAGTTCGTGCGGCAATGCTTTGATGCCCTCAACACCTATGGAAAGACCCCCGACCAGCTGGCCAACGCAACCTTGATGTTTGTTAATATCCTGAAGGATTATTCGATGGATAAGATTGTTTCTGCTTTTGGAAGTTGGATGCGCCGAAGCAGCACCATGCCCACGCCAGCCGACATTGTGAACATTATCGATCCGCCGCCGCCCAAACCTGATTGGGTTGTTTATGTGGCAATCCGTCAAAAAATTCGTGATGGATACACCTTTGTCATGGACGAAGAACGCGCCTATTTAAGATATTGCGAACGGTATTCTATGGATAAAATCAAAACTTATGAGGAAAGACAGGAAGCGCAGGAACAGCTGGCAGAAGCGCAATCTAGGCTTTTCCCTTCTGGATCTAAAACAGATGACGATGATCATGACCACAGCATTTAACCTTTGTGAGGGGATAAACTGGAATGCGGATTAGATTCAACCTACCTATGCCCCCATCCACCAATGGGGCTTACGCCACCATAAAAAGGGCAGGGCGTAGGGTTAAGAGCAAAAAGGCGGTGGACTATACCAGGCTTTGCCTAGACCACCTTGTTGGCGTTGTAAATGCGAATAAACACCTATGCCATAAAACGAGAATTTTCAGAGATAGAATTTCACCGCGCAAAAAATGCTGCCCACAACGACTGAATAATCATGTTCGCATTAAACCAAGTTATAAGATTATGTTTATTTATCACTTTCCAAATAATAGGGTAAGCGATATTTTTAATTTTGAAAAACTGGTGACAGACATTTTGGTGGACGTTGGACTATTGCTGGATGACCAGTACATTGACCTTGGCGTGGTGTGCAGAGGATCAGTGCAACCCAAAACACCAAATGTTGAGGTGATTATAAAATACAAAAATGCTTTGGCATTCAGTGAAAATTCACTGGACTAAGAATCCAACGGGATTCGACTTCGACTGGTAACGCCAGGATAATTTATGCGGATTCCCGTGAGGCCAGCGTCAAGCATATCTTGCACGGACTGGTAAAGATCACGGGGCGCGGCCAAAAGATTATCTAGGTAAAAATTGCCACCCCGTATTTGCAACCTACTCCCATAGATTTTGCGTAGCAATTCAAAGGGATCAAAAAATCGTGGGATGCTGCCACACGGGGAATTGTCAAACTTAGACATTGACTTTGGCTTGCCAGGCTTGGAACCCTAATTCTAAGAGGTCGCCAATAAAATGCTCTACAGCTAAGCCGTTCTGCTTTGCTGCGGTTTTGACCTGCAAATGCACGTCTGGCTTTACCTTGATCTGCACGCGCTTGCGGTATGGAATTTTAATAGTGTCTTTCATGTTTTCCTCCATAGGTTTGATGCGCCATTATAGCATGACTAAACTTTCTTGCAACAATTATGTTGACAAAAAAATGTGGGGTGCTAGATTAGGTTAGCGTTCCCCAGCTAGAGGTGGGGTGTCGCGTACTGAAAACAAATAACGCTAGCTGCCAGGGTGGAACTTATACCTTTGATTCCAGCCCTGGCAAACAGCAAAACCAAAAGGAGTCAACAAATGAGTAGCACGCTTCGCGGATACGACCGTCATAAGTCGGATTATTACGTCACGCCAAGTTGGATCATTGTCGAACTGTTCGACCAGATTCCTGAATTGTTTGAGGATATGGACGGGCGGATGGCCTTAGATCCGTGCGCGGGTGGTGGCGTGGTGAATGGTCAAAAATTCTCAATGCCTTACCCTGATGTTCTTAGGGGAAGGGGGTGGGAAAGTATAACCACCTTGGACATACGGAGCGATTCTCTGGCTGATATTAAAGCAGATTTCCTGACTTGGGATAATCCAGACAACTTAGACTTCGACTTGATTATCACCAACCCGCCCTTCGCCATTGCGGAGGAGATTACCAGGAAAGCCTTGGAGCTGGTGGACACGGAGAGCGGCAAAGTCATCATGCTGCAACGATTGAACTGGCTTGGGAGCGCGGCGCGGGACGACTTCTTTAGCGAATACCCCCCGACTACCATCGTGATGCACAGCCGTCGCCCGTCTTTTGGCGGCACTTCGTCAACAGACAGTGTCGAGTACGCACACTTCATCTGGGACAACAGCGACCGTTCTGGTGTCACGAACTTTGTGCGTATCCGCGCTGACAAATCAGGCAGGAGGTCGTGATGACTGACATCAGAAACATTGACGGCGACGTGATTTTCACTAGCAAAAACCCTGATGACACTGTGAAACAGGCGGTCGAACAGGCGGTAGCGGCATGTGTTAGTTTGAGGAAAGCTGATTTGATGGAAGCCGACCTGCGGGGTGCTGATTTGGTTAGTGCCGACCTGCGGGATGCTAATATGATTGCGGCTGACCTGCGGGGAGCTGACCTGTGGGATACTGACCTGGAGGGGGCTGACCTGGAACAAGCTAACCTACAAGAAGCAGATTTGTCGAAGGCTAACCTGAGGGGGGCTGAAATGTGGGAGGCTGACCTGCGCTGGGTTAGGCTAAATGTACCAGCTCTGGATTTCGCCAACTTGGAAAGTGCAAACCTAGAAGGTGCCAAAATCCAACTAGGAAACAAAACATTCAAACTGGAGGCATGCGATGACTGATATTAACAACACAACTTTTGTTGGAGTAGGTAAATGATTAGGGAAACAAAACAGATATACAATACAAATGAAAAATTTATCGGGTGGAAATACAACACCTGCACTAAACGGCCTGACCCATCCTTACTTATTGATTATGTTGTCGAATTTATTAGCGGCAATGAAGAAATCCATTATGGAGCTTTATCTGAATCCGCACCGTGGGAAATTATAAAGTATTGGCGGGAACACGCGCATAGGTGTTCGTGCTGTGCAAGAGTTGCCGACAACAGCGTTAATCATGAAGCAGAAAAAGAAGTGCTTAAAGTTGCATTATCAGAAGGATGGACTGAATGGAATCCAAATTGCGGATTGGAACAGCCTGACTTGCCTGAAGGTACGGAGGTTATTTTTATGAACAGAGATGGGTTTATTTCTATTCCTTATGCCTTTGACCAAACACGGTGGACGTGGGGTAAAGATTCAGAAAATGACAAAATAGCCTACAAAATTGTGGATAAGGATAAGGCAGATGACTGATAAACGAATCCCGCTTGATGCCCAATATGGCTATGCCAAACCAGTAAAAGAAATTACGGCAGAACAGTTGGAAGATATTGGGAATGCTCTTTGGCTGCATAATTTCGTTACGGCACTTACGGAGGATTTTTATACGGCAACTACAGAGGGATCCTCGGTAACTCAAAAAACCCCGCTTGATGCCCAACAAATCATCAAAGCCGCCGTGCAGGCGATTGAGGATGTTGTGGAGGAAAATGTGCGGCCACGCAAAAGTACGCGCTACCGATGCGACCATAATAGGTGGGATTTTGAACATTGCGATCATTGCATCCGCGAACACCTAATCCCCCACCTGCAATCCCTAAAAGGACTGATTGATGACTGACACAAAAACAATTATTGAAGAACGCGGCCAGCGTTACGGCCAGTTCAGTGGCCAGGCGCAAGTGGCACAGGCTATCAAGAAAGCGATGCAGCTGGACAATCCCAAGCTGGCCGATGATCAACGCGAAGCGCTGGAGATGATTGCCAACAAGATTGGCCGCATTATCAACGGCGACCCTGACTACGCTGATAGCTGGGTGGACATTGCGGGCTACGCGCAACTGGTGGCGGATCGGTTGCAAAAACCAAGCGCACAAAAGAAACACAAGTGTGCTTTTTTGTTCATGGGCACACCGATAACCGAGTTATCCGAAGCGCAAAAAGAAAAATGTATAGATTGGATAGCGAAGGAAGCACCCGTAGGTTGGTACTATTTGCTGAAAGCTGTCAAATACCCTGAAACATTAAATGAAGAAGACATCGAACATTTGGAAAAAATGTGTTGTTTGCACTCTAACGTGATGAAAGTACTGATTGATGACTGAGTATTATTTTTTAGGATTTTTAGTTGTGGTGACTTGTATTGTGACAGCGATGTTTTTGATCTCAATTTCTTAAGCTATTTTTACTGACTATTTTGAGGACTGATTGATGCTTGAATACTATATGGTAAGATTTTTAGCTGTGGCGGGCTGCGTTGCAATAACAATGCTGCTGGGCGCTATATTTTTGGCTATTTTTACGGATTATTTTAAGGACGATTGATGACTAGGTGGACAATTTTTGCCAAAAATGATAAAATCGTTTACCAAGGTATCGAATACACCGTTGCAGAATGGCTTGAAAAAAAGCGGGCTGAAGAATGGGTTGACCGCCGCCAGGAGGAACTGGCGCAGAAAAGACGGGAAAAGGATCATTGATTCCCCTATGGTGTGGATGATGGTGCTATCCCACCGCAGCGGCAATGAAACAGCACCATCAAAAACAAGACTGGGGTATCTATAAAATCCATCAACCAAAGATTTCAAGAAGAAGACCCAAGCGTCCGTCTGTACTGTACGATAAAACGGCTATGGATGCAATTCTAAAAATGCTGCCATGCTGTCACAATCTTTTGTGCGGTTTTTCCAGCCGTTAAGAAACTTTTTCATGATAGGTTTTCTAGCGGCCAGCGCGTCATAGTATGATTCTCGGCTTGTGGTGTATGCTTGGCGCAAGGTGCGTGACGCTTTGCTTTTGCAGGCCGCAATGGTTTTTTTTCCCATAATGCCATCATCCGTTTCACCAACCAGGCGTTGCAGGATCGCAACCGCTGTTTTAATGCCAGCGTTTACCGCAAAGTCGGTCACCATCAGGGCAAGCCATACGGGCAAGTCATCCCCGCGAACCTTGTTGTAAAAGTCGCGTTCATAGATTTCCGTGGCTTGCTGCTTGGTCAGGCTTTTAATATCCAGGTCAGGATAGCTTCGCTTGCTGATGCCAAACTTTGTTTCCCCACCAGGATCGTCAGGGTCATTCACATATCCGCCCTCGTGCCGCAGGATAAAGTCGATAATGGGGCTAGGGATTGGCATCAGCGACATTCCTTTCGTTCCATTTTGCGATAGCCTGTTCAGGCGTTTCGCTTTCCCGCACATAAAAACCAAACAACGAACAATCGTTGGTGTTGCACGCCACTTCAAACCATTCAACAACTGTATGGGCGACTTGGTCGTAATGAGGAATTACCTCGATATTATTGCCGCCACAAAAGGGGCAAGGTTTGATTTCCTGCGTTGAACTAGGGATTGGCATTATTTTTTCTTAGGTGCGCTTTTGCCTGCCTTGCTTAAGGCAATGGCAACAGCTTGCTTCTGGGGCTTGCCAGCTTTCATTTCAGTCTTAATGTTGCTGGAAATGGTTTTGCTGCTATATCCTTTTTTTAATGGCATTTTGTCCTCCTATGAACTGGCCTTGTCTAAAATTTCACCGCAATCTGCACACTGCCGCGCTGTTGCCTTTGTAATGTTATTACAATCGCTTTTGGCAAAAACAGTGATGATTTTCCAGTGAGGGCACTCTATCCCCTCTTGCAGTTGCTGCGCTACGTTTGCTTGCATGGCTAATCCTATTGACTCAAAGTGTTTTTGGATACGCCTTTGACTTTCTCAACAGTACGCATTCCGCCTAATCCAAGAATACCGCCCAATGCCCACCCTAGCAAGTCTGTATCTATGTTAGGCAAAGTTGGGATTACTTTGTTGAACAGCGCACAAAGGAAAAGCATAAATGGCTGAAGAATAAGGATATATGCAAATGAAAAACAGCACACCCACCCAACCGCTGGCCGCCATCCCGACACAAACATATTGCTGTTGGCCGCCTCAATTTTGTTTATTTCAAGCTGGCCAGTAGCTAATTGTGTTGCCGATGCCAATTCGGCAAGCTCACCACGCTGTTCCAATTCTTTTAATTTCAATATGGCTTCAGCTTTAGTCGCAGGGTCAGGCCATATGCGCTCAACAACACTGGTGGCAAAGCCTAAAATTCCATCAACAATCATCGCCACACAATCCACACACAGTTGCGCCAAGGCCGCCAGGGTTTACCCAGGTTAGCAACAATCTTTTCGCCCAACAGAATCGGTGCATTCCGCCGCTCATACTTGGTTTTATCAAAGTCGGTCAGTTCAATTAGCTTGCCTTTTCGGAATCCATAAAACTTTCCCTGAAACTCCGTGGCGGTCGTCACAAGGCAACCTCCAAAAATGGTCGCCAAAAGGTCTTGGAAGGTTAGCGGCTTACGAACATATGCAAAACAGCCTGTTTTCTCTGTACAGCCCTGTATGAAAGAATTAAGGAACATAAGGAATAATAGGCTAAATTCTATGATGCCCCACCACGGATAATTGATTTGTACGTCAAACAAAAAGCCTGATGCCGTATCCGCAACCCATAGGCAAGCCATGATAACAATCATCGTAGCAGGAATACGTTTCCAAATAGGAAACGATGGATTGCTAGCAATACCGTAACTTAACATGCCCAATGCTGTTAGAATGCCGAAATAATTCAGGGCTTCATAATCGCCCTGTTGCAGCAATCCAATAAAGCTTGGCGCAAGAATGCCAGTTATGGCAATGGCCATCCACATGGATTAGCTTTTTTTAGTTCCTGGTTTTTTCATGCCACCGGTCATGGTGACTTTGACAGGTTTGGTTGGCTTCTTAGTGCCGCCAGTCATTCTAGACATATCCGCCTCCTATGGTTTGATTGATTTTACCATGCCGCCAGCAAATTCACCAGCGACTTTTGCACCATCTGCGCCAGATGCTATAAATAATAGTAGGGCAAATTCAAGAACAGTCAAGAACGCCAGCCAAACCAAGGCGATATTCACTTTGTGTTCGTTGGTCTTTAGCCGC